ACAGTCTTCCGTGGACACACAATAGGCCAGGAGTTCAAACGGTAGTAAACGACTGGCTGGCATCAAAAGGTGTTGACGCAATGCGTTACAACGGCGGAGTGAGGATCGGTGGCTACGGTCAACACGAAGCAATGGCTGTACTGAGGCCATCAAAGCTGAAAATTGTCAGCGCACGAACAGGCGAGAAACTGCCGACACTGGAAGCAAAAGCAAAAATAGCGGCGGGAGAAGAACTAAAGGTATCTGCTGAAGACATTGCCAAAGCAAGAGGCTACAAAGATTCTGCTGGTCTGATCGAGGGTGCGCGTAACGGCGCAGACGCCAGCATCTACCGTGCATGGCAAAACTCAGGCAGAGGACAGAACCTGATAAAAGCCTTAGCCAACGACGACGATGCATACAACATTTGGCTTACATACCTAAAAGGCAAATCCCCTCGCATTGCAAAAAAACTTGCTGATGCAAAAACACCAGACGAAGTTGATCGTATTTTGAGTATTGCGAATAACTCATTTGACCCATACGAAAAGTTGGTTGGGCTTCCAGGCTGGAGCGGTAACGCAATATCGGAACTTGGTTATAGAACTAAGAACCGTGTATCGCGTAACTCTCGTCTGGCTGCGACCCTGCCACAATCAAACGTGCTACCACTAGACGACTTTACTGCCGGAGCAAAAAACCTCAACGACACAATGGTTATTTTCGGTGTTCCGCAAGAACTTAGAGCAGAAAAAATGAATGAGTTTTTGCGTATAGTTGCGCAAGATGACTACGAGAAAATCCGTGGCGATTTATTCGATTTCGTTGTTGACGCAAAACAAACTATTGTTCAAACAAAAATTGGTCCACTTTTAGAAAAACTTACAAAGCCGCTTAATAAGTCATTTGATGAAATGACCCCATTTGAGCGTCTGACCATGAACCGACGCATAGAAATTGCTGAAGAAATAAAACAATTCGCAAGAAAAACAGAAACATTGTTTGACACCGCAAATTCGATTACCAAATATGTCATTGACGACGCAGGGCGAATGGTTCCACTAGCGCATCTTGACGGCAACGGTTCCGGTCCTTTGTATCTAAGCCAATTGAACAGAACATCACCAAACCTATTCCCAGCAGACGCGCAAGAATTTGATAGGTTCTACAAGCTGACCGAAAGTTGGGCGTATTACAGGGAGGTAGCAAAGACCCTTCCAGGAATGGGTCAAACATCAAAGGCTTTGGATACAGCAATGAAGTATGCGTTTGGCGCACAAACATTTTGGAAAAAATCTGTATTGTTTTCTGGTCGCTATGTTGCCCGTGTTGTTCCAGAAGAAATGGGTCGAGTTGCCCTATCTGGAGTGTTCAGCGGAAACGAATTTTCTTATGTTTCAGAAATAATTGGTGGTCGACTTAACAAAGATATTTATGGTCGTTTAACTCCATCAATCAAAGAAGCAGATTCGATTGTTGTTCAGTTGGAAGAAATAGATATTTTGCGTAGCCGAATTGAAAAAGCCACAGAAACTGGCAACACACAATTGGCAACAAAACTTCAGAAAAAATTAAGCCGGTTCGATGAAAATTATGAAAACGAATTAAATCTTAGGTTGGCAGAAATAGAAGATATTATTGAGGGCGAAGGCGCAAGCGTTCGTGACGTAATGATTGGACCAAAGCCTGAAACAGCAGCCAACACTGTTATGGGCCAAAACATTCCTTCCTATATTCGATATGGTGTTCAGCAAGTTGTTGGAAGGTCAGAGAACCCAACTGTTTGGTTGCGCGGTATAGCGCAGGAAGTTATTGAGCGAGCAGCAAACCCTACGGCAAGCGTAACTGCTCGGGCAATGCTCGACGGTTCGCCAGCCAGTCTTGCTTACGTTGCTCGGGAAATGTTTGAAGGTACTTTGCGTAAGCCTTACGAAACATATTTTAAGGCTTTGGGTAAGAAGAAGCCAGGGTTTGATTGGGATTCAATTGAAGGAGCGACAACTTACGTTCAGCAAATCCGTGATGATCTGATGCAGGTCACTGGCGGTCATCCAGATTTACTGAAAGCCATTTCTGAAAATACAATTGTTATTGGCGATGAAGCCGTCAAGTTGGGTCGTAGAACCGCCGAAGGGAATATTCCCTCAGAACAGTTTTTGAACGCATTGCGCACCGGAGATGGCCTTCAGTCAACAGAGCCAGTATTCGCCACGTGGAGTAAAGCACCAGAAATGACAACGGTGTACCCATCCGCAGGAAAGTTTGAAGAACAAAAAGCACAGGGAATATTTACTTGGTTTATGCAGCATGCTTACGGTCAGGCATCAGACAAGTTTGCTCGTGTTCCCTTATGGAACAGGCGCAGATGGAATTTGATTGCGGACATGGCCCCATCGCTGTCCAAAGAAGAAGCATTGAAGTTGTCACAAAATATTGGTTCTTATGGTCTGCCTGATTACATTATTGAAAATGTTGCTGAAGGTCTAAAGCGAGCAAACGGAACTGGAACGTTGGCCCAAATCGACAATCTTGCGGGCATCCAAGCAACGGAAGATGTAATCAACCTGCTGTTTGATTCCAGAAAACGCACCCTGTTTGGTCGTAACCATCGGATGCTTTTCCCATTCTTTGATGCGTTTAGAGAAGTTGGCACACAGCTTGTCAAAACAGCAATCAACCCTATTGCGCTGCACAAGGTGGATAAGGCACAACAAGGATTAAAGAATCTGACCATTGGCGGCCCTGGCGAATCACAAATACTTGGGCCTGGAGATGTTGACGGCGACGGCAAAGACGAAGGTTTTGTGTACAAAGACCCAGTAACACAGCGTCTTGTGTGGAACTTCCCGTTAGTTGGTGCTGCTGCCCGTATGTTGACGGGCGTACCGTTCGACATGAAGATCGATGTTGGTGCTATGTCTATGGCAACAACGGTTATCCCGTCTATTGGGCCTTATGTTGCTTTGTCTTACAGTGCGATACCAAACAGAACTGGTGAAACCTGGGACCGTTTGAACAAGTTGGCAATTCCTTTTGGTATGCCAAACACGGAGGTTCAAGAGTATTTTACTCCGTTGGCTTTGCGTCGTATTGCGCAGGGAGCTGCTGCCGGAACACCGTTTGAATCTGTTGTATATCTTTTTGGTGATCCAAACAACGATCCCGTATATAAGACAATGAACAACCGTGTGTTCCAACACGAAATGGCTAGTGGAAGATACCCAGAAACCGAAGCAGGTATCCGCGAAGCAATGCAAATTTCCCAAGATAAAACAGCGACACTATGGTGGGTCCGAGGAATGACACAGTTCTTTGCTCCCGCTGCCCCTATTAGCCAGTTCTACGCGCAAACAAATAGCAAACTGGTCCCATTGGGTGTATTCTTGGAACAGGTCAGAGCGACAGAGCAAGCAGTTAAGGACAAGGGCGGAACCTACACAGAACAGATTGATGCTGTTGTCGGCCAGTTTGGTGACTCTGTGTTGCCGTATCTTGCTTCGATCTCTGAATCCTCTGTCCCTGGCGCAGAATCAAGCAAAGAGTTCTACAGGTTTAAGACCGATAACCCCAAGTTGTTCAAAGAGTATCCGGACATTGCTGGTTATTTAAGCCCACGCACAGGAGAATTTGACCAAGAGGTTTACAACATGCAACGCCGTTCAGAGGAACTATCTGTCCGCGATGTGGAGGATTTGGGTGAGCAGGTGCAACAGTTGTGGGGCAATCTGCGTTACAACCAAGCTAAGAACCAAATCGAATCACAGGTGGGTATTAACCCGATGTCGGCCTTTGCTTTAAGTTTGGCTGAACAACAGTTGCGGGCATCTTTGCCTGCGTGGGATCGACAGTTGGCGTACAGGGAGTTTGACAACAAGACAACAAATGCCGTTAACGATATTCTTCGTTTGGCTGAAGACAAGAATTTTGCCAACTATCCTGTGATTGCACCGTTAAAAGAATATCTATCTGTGCGGTCCCAAATTGCTTCGATGATTAGCCGAAACTCTCGTCTGACCGGTGCTACGTCTTGGCGTAACAACCGTGGTGGAATCGTGGAACGCGAGGCTTTGAAGATGGCTGGCGAGTACATAGTTCAACAGAACCCCGATTTCGGTCCGATGTGGGATAATGTCTTGTCAAAGGAATTTAAGACTTTGACAGAACAAGAAAAACTATTGGCTCAGACTGGACAGTTACCATAATGGCACCAAAACCTAGACAGGGCGGCACACCGCCGACAACAACTGTCCCGCCAGGCCCACAGCCATCTACCACTGTTCCCGCAGGAACCGTTGACGTCGCTGGCTTTCTCGCTATGGCAGCAGCGATGGGGTTCGGTAACTCCGACGCTCAACTTGACGTTCTTGGTTTGACGGGTGCGATAAAGGTTGACCGTACCACCGGTCGAGTAATTGAAGGTAGTTATACCGGACCAACAAAATCTATTGGCGGACAGGAAATCCAGCCACAGTATTTTGAGGGCGATGAATATGACATTTCTACGTTGGATGCTGAACAAGTTATTACTATGCAGCGCGAACTTCAGGCTGGCGGGTATTTTCTTGGTGAATCATTTAACCCTGGGATCGTGAGAGATTCAACAATTAAGGCATACAAAAGAGCTTTAGAGGATGCTAACCAAAGTTTCGTTTCCTACACAGATGTCATCAAACGCTCGAAGACCATTCCGTTTTCTGGTGGTGCAGGAGCATTGAAGAAATATAAAGTTACTGCTTCTCCTGATCTTGAATCAGTGTTTGACAAGGTTTCTCAAAGTGTTCTTGGCCGCCAGTTGGATACAGAGCAACTTAATAAACTTGTGAAAACATATCAAAGCACCGAGCTGCAATCACAGAAAGCCCCTGCCGGTGTTTCCACACAGGCGCCAACAGCCCAGGCTTTTGCGCAACAAAAGATCGAGGTAGGCAATCAAGACGAGGCAGATGCTTTTCAGTTTGCTCAGTATGCACAAACGTTAGAAAGGATGCTCGGTGGCTGAGGCAAAGAACCCTCGCAAGGCGTACATTGACGCGCAGATTAAGGCTGGTTCTGTTAAAACACGGGCCGAACTTGGTCGTGAATACGATGAACAACAAGCAAAGAAGGCCACTACGGTGGCTGATCCTGCTGATCTGAAAGCAAAAGTTGACCGTTATCTTCCTGCATATTCGTTTTTGCTGGACCCCAACAGTGTGTTTGGTAAAGACGTTGCACAAGTCCTGGCTGATGCTGTTGCCCAGGGTTACGATGTCACCCGTTTTGAGGGGGCTTTGGCGGGAACAAACTATTTTAAGACTGCTACACCAGAGCAGAAGGCTTTTGCTAAACGTCAACTACCAGCAGGTAAAGCCCAAATAACATCTGAGGCTAACGCATTGAAGGAATTAGCAAGGTCGTACAACTATGTTTTGTCGGATGGTGAGTTGCAGGCTGTTCTTACTGGCGCACCGAACCCTGCTACTGCGGCACCAGTTTCCAGAGATGATCTTTTGAACAAGATGAAGTTGTCCGCTAAGGGTGTGCTGCCTCATTTGTCTGAACAGATTGATAACGGTTTGTCGTTGAAGGACATTGGCGAAAACTATAAGCAGTACGCTGCACAGATTTTGGAAAGAGACCCGAGCCAGATCAACATGTTTGATGGTCCGTTCTTGGATGCTTTTGGCAATAAGGAAACTGGTCAGATGGCTTTGGGTGATTGGGTGGCTAAGTTGAAGTCTGATCCGCGTTACGGATACCAGAACACTAAGGCCGCCAACAGGGATGCACAGTCTTTGGCTTTAACTATCGCTAAAGCGTTTGGGAAGGTTAGTTAGTTATGTCTGATTTTTCGTTGGCACAAGACCCAGTTCAAGAGCGCATGGCTGCTGCGGCTGCACGACAAGTCGCCCCTCCTGCTCCTCCCGCTGTTGTTGCTCCTGCGGTTCCTTCGTTCGCAGACAACCCAGGGCAGGCTCGTATTCAGGCTGAACGTGAGGCGGCGGCTGCGGCTCCCGTCATTGTTTCAAATGAGAAAGGCTCTGCCAATCCAGTTGTTTCCCCTGTCATAACCGACCCGCCTGCTGGCGGAGGTGGCGGAGGTGGCGGAAGTGGCGGAGGAAACGTTAATGCTTTCTCCCCGAACCCTGACGCGCGAAACACCATCAAGGCTGTACTAGCAACCTACGGTTTAGAAGAACTATCCGAAGTGCTATATGCCAATTACACGAGCGGCCTTGTGGACATCACGGACCCTCGCGCTTTGATCTATTCGATTAGAGAACAGCCCGTATACCAAAAGCGATTTGCTGGCAACGCTGCTCGAATGAAAAAAGGGTTAACAGAACTATCCCCATCTGAATACATTGGATTGGAAGATACATTCCGTCAGTTGCTTCGATCCAACGGTTTACCGGCAGGTTTCTACGATCAGCCAGATGATTTCACCAAGTTCATTGAAGGCGATGTGTCCCCACAGGAACTACAAACCCGTGTCCAAGAAGGATATGCGGTTGTTGCGGAAGCAGACCCAACAGTTAAGCGTCAGATGCAGGAACTTTATGGTGTCACCGAAGGTCAACTTGCTGCCTACTTTTTGGATCCGGAACGCACTGCGCCGTTGCTGAAGTCTCAGGCCCGTGCCGCACAGATTGGTGCAAGAGGCTTAGAACAGGGCGGTATTCAGTTGTCTGCCACTCTTGCTGAAGACTTGGCTCGACGCGGCATTACCGAGCAGCAGGCAATGGCAGGCTTCACGGAGGTTGGTCGATACGGTGAACTTACTCAACAGTTCGGTGGCGAAGCTGCTCTTACAACTGAGCAGGCTGTCGGTGCGGCGTTCGGTACTGATGTTCGCGCACAACAAGAATTAGAGCGTCGTAAGCGTTTGCGTTTGGGTGAGTTCCAGGGTGGCGGAACGTTTGCACGGGCAACAGGCGATGTTGCAGGTTCAACACAGTTGGGTATCGGCACCGCACAGTAGGGCTACTTGACACGCTGACAGTGAGCGTGTGTATACTGAGAGTGTTCTAACAAGGACACCATCGGAAGTCCCCCGTCTTCGATGTTTCATAAGGGGCGAGATTTGCAGCCATTTTGACTCCTCCGGTCAGGGTGTGGGCAGAAGGAGTGGGTCATGTCGGATTCAAACTATGAGTTTGAGGATGAAGTGGAAGACCAAGCAACACGGAAAGATCCGGTTCGTGCGAGGATGCGCGAGTTGGAACAGCAGGTGAAGGCGTTTGAGGCGAAAGCCAAAGAAGCCGAAGCAGCCCAACGAGAGTTGGCGTTTGTGAAAGCAGGAGTTAATCCTGATTCCGCAGCAGCCAAGTATTTCGTTAAAGGCTACGACGGTGAGTTGACACCTGAAGCGATCCGTGCGGCAGCCGAAGAAGCAAATCTCGTATCTTCTGAAAAGAAGGAAGCAGCTGGTGAACAGCAGGCTTGGAATCGGGTGGCGCAAGCCTCACGAGCAGGCGAGACAAGCGAACCGCCTGTCGATTATGTGCAACGGTTTAACAACACTAAATCCGCAGACGAAGTTATGGCCCTCATAGCCCAGGCAAGAGCAGAAGCAGAAAAATACTAATCACTCTCCAGTAGGCGCACTACCTTCTGGGGCTACCCAAAAGGAAACATAGTGGCTATTACACAAGCAAGTTCACTCAGTGTCGATCAGGCGGCGTATGACAGGTTGGCGTATTTCGCCCTCCGTTCAGAACTGCTGTTTGACCAGGCAGCAGATGTTCAAGCAACAAATCAGGCTATGCCTGGTTCTTCGGTGATCTTCACGATCTTCGCAGACCTCGCAGCAGCAACTTCAACCCTCAGCGAAACTGCTGACCTCACCCCAGAAACGATGAGCGACAGTCAAGTGACTGTAACTCTTGCTGAGTACGGCAACACGGTCAACACAACTGCAAAACTCCGTGGAACTTCGTTCTTGGATGTTGATGCAACCGCAGCAAACTTGATCGGCTACAACGCTGGTATCTCGATTGACACGGTTGTTCAAGAAGTGCTTGCTGGCGGAACCAACGTTGCCTACGGTGGCGGTGGATCATCCGATCCTTCAAGCCGTGTAACGGTTGCTGCGGAAGACATCATTGAAGCCAACGACGTTCGTAAGCAGACTGCTGCTTTGCGTGGTGCCAACGTTGCAACATTCAACGGTTACTACATGGGTTACATTCACCCAGACGTTTCCTACGACTTGCGCCGTGAAACCGGCAACGCCTCGTGGAACGCTCCACACGTTGCTGTTGACACACAGAACATCTACAACGGCGAGATCGGCACCTTTGAATCAGTACGATTCATTGAAACCCCTCGTGCAAAGGTGTTCGCAAACGCATCAAACGGTACCAGCACAACTGGTGCAGTTGACGTGTACTGCACACACATCATGGGTCGTCAGGCTCTTGCAAAGGCATACAGCCAGATTGATGGCAATGGTGCTTACGCAAAGGTTGTTCGTGGCCCAGTGGTTGACTCGCTCATGCGTTTCAATCCAATCGGTTGGTATTGGCTTGGTGGCTACGGTCGCTTCCGTGAAGCATCGTTGCGTCGCATCGAGTCATCTTCCAGCATTGCTGTCAACGTCTAATTAGACGGAGATAGTCCCCGCATTGTGGGGTGGTTCAGGTTCCCCTCGACCTGGGCCACCCCACTTTTGCGTTGGTGTATAGTCTTTTAGACGAAAGGTTTGTATGTCGATTTCTAACTACGCTGAACTCAAAATTCTTGAACACACAACAGGTAAGACTGCTTGGACTATTCCAACAGATGTGTACATCAAGTTGCATACGGGTGATGCTGGTGAGGCTGGTACATCTAATGCTGCGTCTGAGGCGACTCGCAAAGAGGCTTCTTGGGCTACAGCGTCGTCTGGTTCGATTGCTACTGATGCAACTTTGGAATGGACTAACGTTGCTGCTACTGAAACGTATTCGCATTGGTCTATGTGGGATGCTTCTACTGCTGGTAACTGTTTGTGGACTGGTGCGTTGTCGTCTTCGGCAGCGGTAACTGCGGGCGACACCTTTCAAATCACTTCGCTCACCCTGTCGCTCGACTAGCCGTTAGGGGATAACCCCTCATGGCGCAAACAGCAGTCACAGGTTTTACCGAACCGTTCCAAGATACGCACCCGTTTTATCGGGGAACCTATTTCCGTGTTGTTGGGCGTACTGCTGTTGGTACGGGTGGCGGAACTTCTGGTGTTGCTTCAGGATCGGCTCAGGTTCGTTTAGGTCAGTTAACTGACTTCAGTTTCCCTTACCGTTTCGGTGGGCGTTTCTATCTTGGTGTTCGTGCGGTTCTTACTGTTACTGCCACAGCGTCAGGTTTGGGTACAGCATCGTCTGTCGCACAAGTGCTACGCCAACGGCAGGGTACGGGTAGTGGTACTGGTAGTGCTACTGCGGTCAGGGTTGTTGTTCTTCTTCGTTCTGCTACGGGTTCGGGTGTGGGAACAATGGATTCCACAGGACTTCACATTGCGCCTCGTACAGCGTCAGGAAGCGGTTTAGGCTCCGATACTACTGTCGGGCAGATCACGCCCGTTAGAACGGCTCAGGGAAGCGGTACAGGCGATTCTGCTGTCACGTTCATTCGTGTCCCATTGCGCACAGCCACAGGTTCAGGAGAAGGTTCCGGCAATGGTGTCGATCTTGTTATCAATATCCGTACCGCCACAGGTAGCGGTGCTGGTGATTCGGTCACTCTCGGTGGCATCTTGTACTTCCGTTCTGCCACAGGATCAGGCACAGGAACACAAACCGCTGACTGGGTTAAATCCCGTATCTTCCGTGTCCCATACACCTACAACTATCCTGGCGGATACTTCGACGACAACTATGGTTCTGCGAACCGTTTGCAACGATACAACCGCACAGGTGTTCGAGCAAGAAACCTATATGAACTCACCAACGGTACATATACGATTGTTGACCAACGCGACTTGGGGCAAGTCAAAAAAGTGTGGCTCGGTGGGCGAGATCATTTCCTTGACGAAGCAGAAGTTGTAGAGTTAACCGCAGCAGGATTTGGAGCGAGTATCACCTGATGGCTATTTTTCGTACCCCAACCGACAACTTTGTGACCCCAATCCTTGCCGAGTTTGATATCCGTGGCAACCGTCTATCTGAAGAACAACGCCTCGCTAACAGGCTGGCCCGCCATGTTGCCCCAACAGCACGAGGCAGAAACGTGTACCTGCTGACTAATGGAACATTCACAGAAATCCAGCCAAGCAACATTGCAACAGTAGCCAAAGTGTATTACGGTGGACACGACATTGAAGTAACAGCAGAAGAAGTTGCAGCATTAACGGCTGCCGGATATGGGAGTAATATCAGTTGATTAAACATCAAGAGACACATCCAAGTTTGGATGTTGAGGGTTGTTTCGGATGCAAGATTGCTTATGTTGGCATCGGGGCAGATGCTATGCCGTCGCGTGGTGGCAAAGCCCGTGTTGCGAACATCAACGAAAAGGATCGTGTGCTAGACAAAGACCTAGACGCATACAAGCGTTTACGTCAGAACGGGGTTCAGCCTCGCAAGATTGACGGGTCAGCCAAAGTTGAGAAACGAGCAGAAGAAAAATGGCAAGTCGAAACGGGCATACTTCCCAACGTTTAGATATTCAAGGTGTCAACATCCCGCATATCGGGTATGGGAAAATGGTTCAGGGTTTGCGTGGGGCGTTGGCTAACCATGTGACATTGGATGAGAACGCCGAGCATGTGGTGTTTGCGTTGCGGCCCAACCTGATTAAAGGCTGGGATGACGGGCGTGTTCCGCATTGTTTGACCATGTGGGAAACGAACTGGTTGCCACCAGAGTTCTCAGAGTATCTGTCAGAGTTCAAAAAGGTAATTGTTCCTAGCCTGCACAACTGGGAGTTGTTCTCTCAATACCATGATGAGGTTCACATGATCCCGTTGGGTGTGGATCGGACAGTGTGGCGGCCTGTTGAGCGTGAACCGAACAAGAAGTTCCGTTTCATGTGCGGCGGGTCAGAGTGGTTCCGCAAAGGGATGGATGTGGTGTTGGAGGCGTTCACTTCGTTAAATCTGCCAAACTGTGAGTTGCATATCAAGATTGTTCCACCGTACTTGTATGCGCCAAAAAACTTGGATTATCCGAATGTGGTGGTTCACCGGAATTGGATGAGCGTGGAGGATGAGGCGAACTTGGTGCGGTCGGCTGACTGTTTCATCTCGGTGTCCCGTGGTGAGGGGTTCGGGTTGATGCCGTTGCAGGCTATTTCTGCTGGTGTTCCTACGATTGTGTCTGATGCTCACGGGCATCGAGAGTTCTCTGATTTGGCTGCGGCACGGGTACCCACAGTGAGTGTGCCAACCACTAAGGGCGAGTGGCAGAACATGGGT